ACGTGCATGATCTCCTGATCACTCAATCCAATTCTACGCAACGAATTTATGAAACGTGTTGTATCACCCCCATCAACTGCGGATTCAATCACACTCAAAACTGCTTCACCAGTTTCCCCATAAGCATACCACGGTGTCGCTGCCCCTAGCACCATCATTGTGTCAACACCTTGTATGCCTCAATGGCACGATTGGGGAACATGTTTGGATTAGTGGCGATGGCATTCATCACCCAATCCCATGTCTTGCCAAGGAACTCTGCCTCGGCGTTGATAATACGTCCTGCTTTACTAAGTGTCATGCTGCCTCTCCAACTTTAGAACTCAATAACTGAGTGAAACCCACGTTGTCAACCATGTGGACATCACCATGTTCACCAACAAGGATGTCACCAACTGACATCGAATGTTGCGGTGCGTGTCGAGTGATACGTTCCTCAAAATGTTCCATACCATGCGGATTATTGTGAACCAGAAAAGCGTCCTCAAGATCACGCACATTGATGTCAGCGACATGTTTGAAATACTGATCAAACTCTGACACCCAACCCTCAGAACCACTAGTGGTCAGCGCCATGTGCGCCTCAACACGGGGGAACTGGGCCATCGCTTCTGTCCAACCCATTTGATTGACGGCATCGAACTCGGATCGGGGAACATCTAACTGAAACAATCGAAACATAACCAAAAAACCTCTCTCAACTCAATTTACACACCTATTATGACAGCTATTGGGGCAGATGTCAAGGGGCAGGGCCACTTGTAAGTGATTGATTTATAAGGAAAATAAAAAAAATTTAAAAAAATTCTAAGTGATTGATTTTAAAAGAAAAAAATATCCTTATAAATCAACCAGTTGGATATATTACACTCGGATGAACCAAATTACCGTTCTTATATAGGTCATATAGGTCAGCAATTGGCAGATTGAACCACACCTGTAAATTAAAACGATCATACTCGGTATCGTTCTTTACTCCATGTTTGATTTGAGTATTGAAGGCATAGCAGCATCGCCACCCAATATCGTATGTGCCTTCATCCATATAGATTGTGCATGGGGCATACTTATCACCGCCAGGCAAGAGTGGAAATACAACTGAGGAAAGTCTTTTGTGTTCTGGATTGTCAACATGAGGAACAACTTCTTTTCCTGCCTGAATTCTCATCATGGTGACTACGGTGGGTTCGACTTGAAACATACTGCGAATCTCTCCGTTTAGAGATTCATCTTCCAGCAGGGCAATATCCAAATTTGTATCATCGCCATGCGTTTGGTGATCCCAAAACGAATGTTCCAGATTGAGTAATGCCTCAACCTGTTGCGGATACAAACGGGTGTTCAAGTCAAAGTAGATCATTTCTTCGTGAATGCCTGAGCTCCAAAGAAGGCGGCAACAATACCAGCAACTGCTACAAAATATGTTGGCGCCATATCACCTAAAGTTTTTTGTGCATTATCTAAGTCAGCGAGTGAGGCAACAACCACAGCAAAAGGATATAAAAGCATGCCTCCAAGGGCAAACCAAGCCATCTTGCGTTGAGAATCACGCATTGCGTCTTGATCTTCAAGCTCTTTACGCTTGAATTCCATATACATACGCTTTTCTTCATCATCGACACGACCATCTCCATTTACGTCAGCTGGTAATCGTTCACTCGTCTTCTTTATTTCCTCGTCCGCCACTTACTCTCTCCTTCAATGATTGCATGAGTGACCCATTTTCTTGGGTCTGTTCTTCTTCTACCTCTGGTTCATCATCAGGATCGGTCACGGTGCGGTAGTAAACTACAACTTCTTTTGTTTCCTTGACATAACGTTTAATCTCTTGGAGATTGTATGCCATCAATTCATAATCTGGGACTGACATGGCCATGAATACCATTGCACCAGACTCGTTTTCAATTCGCTCTAAGAACTCATCTATATTTTTTTGTGATACAACATACCACTTGGGCTCCTTCATGTCGATTGGTCTCGGCATGTTAGGATGTTGGATAGGGATTTTCAGTTCGACTGTCCTGATCTCCACTTCTCGTGGAGGCGGGGTCAGAAAGGAGCAACCACTAAGGGTTACTATCAAACTCAAAAGTGCTATCGGCTTCCAGACTGTCAAATACTTGCTTTGTCGCATTGTTTACTCTCGGTTCAATCAGACCAGGCTTTGCAGCCGCAAGTTTACTGAGATCATGTCTACGGAAAATATCTAGGTATCTAGTCATCTCCGCTTCTGCCTCTTGAAACTTACTGTTCAACTCACCAAACGCCTTCATCTGGGTTTCGTATTGGGTAGACATCTTATCTATGGTGTCATTTTGTGTTTTGACTTGTAGTTCCAACGCCATGTTATATTCACGGAGCTCAATAAGCTCTGCTTGGGTTTGGTTGTAGTAGAAATATCCTGCTACACCACCCGTCAAAACAACACCTAATAATAGTTTACTTAACATAGTTCTATTTATAACTTTATTGAACCCAAATTAGATCGGGAACCAAAGTCACTCCTGTCAAATACGGGTGTATCATCTTGTTGACCAGAATCATGTATGTCCTGTTGTGCTTCTTCATCAAGATCAAACAGTCTCATCTTGGCACGGTCAACGCCGATCATAAACCTCTTGTTTCTAGTTGGATCACTGTAACGGTTCTTCAATTGTTTCACCATGATGTGACCCTGTTGTTCCAACTCCTCAGTGCTAATCAAAGCAAACATCAGATCGGCAGTTGCGGGCAACCCGAAACTTTCTGAGGTGTCTGTCAAATCAACATCACTGTTGTTGTATCCACCACGAGTCGTTTGAGTGGCAGTTACAATCGGGACATCAAACTCAACTGCAAGTCCACGCAATTCTTCAGCGATACTCTTTACGATGGTGTAAGAATTTGCACCAACGTTTCCACGGAGTCTTTGACTGACACATATATTTAGGTAATCTACATAGATGATATCTGGGACAAAGTTTTGTTTCACTTTCAGTTCTTCTAGTAGAGTTCTGAAGTGTCCAACATGAGCAGATGCAGTTGGATACTCTTTGATGATCAATCTACCATCAATCTTGTTCTTGATTTTGTCCACCCGATCATCAAACATTTTCTTGGAGAGATCACGCAAGTCTGTGATCGGCACATTCATCATGTTGGCGTCAATCCGTTCTGCGATTCTCTCCTCTGCCATTTCCAGTGTGACATAGAGAACATTCTTACCTTGTGCGATACAAGATGCGGCACAGTGGCACATGAACAATGACTTACCCACACCAGTTCCAGCAAGTGCAACATTCAAAGTCTTGTTACTCAGACCACCCTCAGTGATTCTGTTGAAGTAGTCCAAATCGAATGGGAGTTTTTCTTCTTCTCTGTGATAGAAGTCGAATCGCAACTGGGCATCATCAATGTAGTCGTGACCAACGTGATTGTCAAACCCGACACTCAGGGCATCGGACAAAATACTTGGCAGAGAATCGACACTGTATGTTTTGTCTTGTCCGTCAATGATCTGAATGGATTGCATGATCGCATTGTATACTGCCTTGTCCTTACAGAACTTCTCAGTCTGATCAACCATCCAATCAGTATCACCCTCAAGAGAATTGAGAGAGTTGATTAGTTCTTCTGACTTGGCATACAGGTCTTCTGTTATCTGTCTGTTTTCTTGAAGTGAAATCAACAGAACATTTTTTGATGGAACTTGATTATACTTTTGGAAGTGATCTGATATCGAAGCAAAGACCACCCGAAACTCTGCATCAAGGAAATAGTCTTCCTTTAGAAATGCAATAGTTTTTCGGGTGTAGTCTTCACATAATATCAGATTCGATAATATTTGTTTCTCTAATCTCATCAATAAATTCTCTTTTCACAATTTCAATACAGGGTTCGCACATATAGATTTCTCCATCTGCACTATTAAAACATATTGCTTGGTCGTTGTCAAGGTCGATTTGACCCCCACATCTATCACACTTCGCTATAGGCACTTTCAATATCTTCCTCGGAAACTTCACCCTGCATAATTGCGTCAGAAGAAATCAAATATCTTTTAGAAATCCATTCAACAAAGGATTCGTCTTGGAGAATAGACAACCAGAATTCCTTTGTATATGTGTCCTTAGTTCGATACTTCTTCGCATCTGCTTCGCTAGATTTCGCATACCATCCGTTTGAAGGTTTGACCACATGACCTGACTCAAGAGCCATATCAAGAAGACCAGACCACTTGCTGATGCCACCCTCCCACGATACTTCAATTGGTATCTTGGATTTTTCACGGACGTATCTGGACTTCTCAACGTTGATGATGAAGTTGTATCCGACAACATCTTTTCCTTGTTTTTCTTGTTGTCTGCCAATGATGAAAATGTTATCAGCAGAATAGTAAATACCAGTTCCACCCGAAACAATATCTTTCGGGAACAAACCAATCTCCTTGTATGTGTGGTTTACAACCACGGCAGGAATATCTTTCAATGTTAAATGAGGCGTGATCATTCGGAACAAAGACTTCATCTGTTTTGCACGAGTCATATCGGCAACAGACTTACCATCAATCGCATCGTCAACTTCTTTCTTAGATGCAAGATTGCCAACTGAGTCCACGATAACCATGACATGATCTTTGCGTTCCAACTCTGATAGTTGGTTCATCACATCGTGTTTAAGTTGTTCAA